CTCATAGTCAGCTTTACTTTGTTTGAAAGCTTTCTTAAGATCTTCATCATTGAATGTTTCAAATGATTTAATTATCTTTTGTAACTCTTCACTGTGATCTTCATCAGTTATAATGACCTTACCTTGCTCTACTGCACGTAAATTAATTTCAGTTTGCAATGACATTAGAGTCCATAAAGCGTTCATAAAAGGATTTACTGGAGCATCTTCTGGAATATTTTCAAAACCAGTTCTGATGTGTTCTAAAGCTACAACTATTTCATCTTCTTCATGTAATGAAAATAAATAGTTCATAGATTCTTCTAAGTATATTCTAAATGAACCTACAATAGGAACATCAATTGTCTCTTCAGGATCAACATACATAACTTTCTTGTTAGCTCTTGCTTCCTGAGCAGCTTTGATATTAGCTTCTATTTGCTTCTTTGTTAATTTCTTTGCCATGTGTAAATTTTTTAATTAAAGCAGGACGGATTAATATCCTGGGTGTTTTTATAGTTGGATCTTCCAACGCAATCAATAAATCAGTGTGTGTTTTATTAAAATACATGCAACAAATATAGTAAAATATATTATCTTTGTTAACTTTAAAACCAATAAATATGTTTCCAGATCAAGTGAAAGAGATGATGAGGGAAGTTGAGATCTTTAAGAATAGATTTGAATTTACCTTCAACAGAAAACTACACATCATTATTGCTGATAAAAACAGCAAATCTAAGATAGATAACTACAGTGTACAATGGAAGGATGAAATTGATGCATTGGGGAATCATAAGATAACCAATAAGCTTGAAGAGTTACAAGGTATTGTTCTTCGTGCTATGCATAAGGTTAACCCTGATTTACGTAATATTGATTCAATGGTAATTAGTACTAGAAGAAGAGAGGTGTTAGTATGGATACAAGCATTTACACATATTGCAAGAAGGATAGGTTTTACTACAACAAAAATTGGTGAGTTCATTGGTAGAGATCACTCTACTATTGTACATCAAACTAAAGCTACAAGTAATATGCTTTTCACAAAAGAAGAACTATTTATGCAAGCTTATAATGCAATCATTAATGAAATCCGAGATTATGTGGGAATTATTTCAACAAATACTGAAGGAGAAGATGACACCAAATCAGTTCTTAATTCTTTACGGAATAAAGAAGAGTCTGGCATTACCATTACCTGATCATGCAAATGAAATAAATCATTTAAAAGCTGAAGGTTTTTTGGATAATGATGGAACACTGAGTATAAAAGCAAGAAAAGTAATTACAAGATTTGAGAATTACTTTGTTAAGGCAAAGAAAAGAACAAACATCCAGCTTATGGGTAAAGAGTTCTTAACCAGGATAAATGAATATAGAGATATATTTCCTGCAGGTAAGTTACCAAGTGGTAAACCTGCACGTGTAAATGTAAAGACTCTTGAAAATTCATTTAGATGGTTCTTTGAAAACTATGATTTCACTTGGGATGAAATTATAGAAGCAACAAGAAGATATGTTAATGCATACAGAGATAATGAGTATATGTATATGAAAACAAGCCAATACTTTATTTGTAAACAGGACAAGTCTAAAGTCAGAACATCTGATCTTGCAGACTATTGTGATATGATTAGAGATGGAGTAGAGCCTGATGACAACCACTTTAAAGAGAAGGTGGTATGAGTAAGGAAGCTTGGCATGGACAATATCAATCATTTAATGATGCATTAAAATATATGCTTGATAGACAATCTGGTAAAGAGAAGTCTATATACACACCGTGGCCTAAGTTTAATGATGCTGTAACAGATGGATTAGAGTGGAATACTCTTACTGTTATTGGCGGTAGACCTGGGTCAGGTAAGACACTGATTAAAGATCAGATAGTTAGAGAATCATTTGTTCTTAATCCTGAAGAAAACTACAGAGTTCTTGAGTTTCAATTTGAGATGGTAGGTAGAACTTCAGCATTGAGAGAATTTAGTTCTATAACTGGTAAGACATATAAAGAATTGTGTAGTGCAGGTACTAAACTAACTACTGCAGATTTCAATAAATGTCATATGTATGCTAAAGATAGAGTCAAAAGTCCTGTAGATATAATCTCAACACCGATGACAGTAAACCAAATGCGTGAACAAATAGATATGTATATGGACACACATAAAGGACAGAAGACTATTATCACATTAGATCATACTATTCTAGTAAAGAGAGCACCCTATCAGAATAACAGACTTGATATGTTATTTGAGTTAGGTGAATTCTTTACGCAAGTTAAACGTGAATACCCATGCATGTTTATTGCACTCTCACAGCTGAACAGAAATATAGATAATCCTGATAGAGCTGTTGATGGTAAGTATGGTAACTATGTACTTGAATCAGATATATTTGGTTCAGATGCAATGTTACAGCATGCTGATACCTTGATTGGTATTAACCGTCCTGCCAAACAGAAGATTAGATTCTATGGCCCAGATAGATATATAATACAAGATGATAAGACACTGGTATTACATTTTCTAAAGGCAAGAAATGGTGACACTAGAATGAGTTTCTTTAAAGCTCAGTTTGAGAGAATGCAAATAGCAGAGATGGACACACCACCTCAGCAAGAAAGAAGATAATATGGATACAAAAATTAATAATATGACTCCAACTGAACGTAAACAGAAAGTTGCTGAACTTAGGAAGGAGCATCAACCTTACTTTAATAGTATTGGTGATAAGGATGCTTTGTTTATACCTAAGATGGCCTATAGACCTTCTGGAAAGGATGAATTAATTATCTCATTTTTTCCAAGTGAACTAGAAAAAGGTAAAGATATTTATACAGAATTTGTAAGTAAGCAGTATGAATCTGAAGATCCAAAGAGAACTTTGTATTTATCAAAGTATAATCCTCATTGGAAAGAAGAATATGAAATGGTTACAAGCAATGCTGGATTTGAAAGACATATCATACCTGTTTCTGAATTGAAAGTGATTAATGATGCAGCAAGTAGAGGACAAAAATTTACAACACAGTCCTTTCAAGAAGCTCAAAAAACTTTTAATAATATAAAATTACCAGACCCAGAGACTGGTAGAGATATGCTAGATGTACTTAAAGGCATTGAGAAAGCATTAATAGGAATTCAAAAAACATTGTACAACTCATTAAATAAATAAACATGGCACAAAGCGTATTAGTTATTGCTGACTCAGGTACTGGTAAATCTACATCTATCAGGACTCTAGATCCAAAAGAAACATTTATTGTTAACATTGCAAACAAGCCTTTACCATTTAAAGGTTGGAAGAAGAATTACACAAACGTAAGTAAAGAGAATCCAAAAGGTAATATGACTTCTGCATCATCCGCTAATGGAATTGTAAAAGCTATGATGCATGTTAATGATAAGATGCCACACATCAAGACATTAGTTATTGATGACTGGCAGTATATGTCCAGCTTTGAATACTTTGATAGAGCTAGTGAGAAAGGTTATGATAAGTTTACTCAGATTGCGGCTAACCTAGCACAGGTTGCTAAGATGCCTAAAGATATGAGAGATGACTTGACTATCTTTTTCTTAACTCACTCAGAAGATTCAACTGATATTAACGGACACAGAAAAGTTAAGGCTAAAACTATTGGTAAAATGATAGATAATACTTTAACTTTGGAAGGTCTTTTCTCTATTGTTTTATTTGGTAGAGTAAAGAAGAATGAGGACTCATTAGAATATGGGTTTGATACACAAAATAATGGAGAGAACACATGTAAGTCTCCAATGGGAATGTTTGAAGATTCCTTTATACCCAATGATTTACAATTTGTAAAAGATTGTATTAATGAATATGAAAATTAATTATGGAAAATTTAAAAAAAGCAACTATGTTTAATACTAAAGACATGTCTGCAGGTTCAAGCAGACCAAAGCCAGTAATGAGCCCAGGTAATCAAACTATTAGAATTAATTCTGTAACGTTTGATAAGACCCCATATGATACAGAAGCATACAATATTACATTGCATGTGGAAACTCAACCTGTCAAAGGAGACTTTGAAGGATTCTACAAAGACATGAATGATCAGTCTAAAGGTAGATATGATGGCCAAGTTGGTAGAGTTAGAATGACTCCTTATCCATACAAAGATGCAAGCTTACCAAGCGGGCGTGAAGTTAGTAGAGATCAGGAGATTCTTAAGTCTATGATTTTCTTGTCTGAGCAATTGGGTAAGAGAGATCAGCTTGATGCTATTGAGGCAGACTCAATTGATGGATTCATGACTAAAGCTGCTGCTTTGTTTGCAAACAGTGATTTCTTTAATGCATGTATTGGGTCAAGACAATGGGAGAATAAAGATGGATACATCAATGATGATCTTTATCTTCCAAGACCATCAAAAGATGGTGTACCTGTTGAAGGTATGGATGTGGATACAAGTCAATCACGTTTGTTGATTTATGATAAGTCTAAACATCTTAGAGAAGTTGTAAAGAAAGATACTACTCAGAGTGTTGATTCTTCATTTGAAGGAACATCAGGTAGTGGTTCTGACTTTGAACTTTAATAAATAGTTTGGATTCGGAAGGTGTTGAATGGTGTAAGACCAGACGTGGCAATACCAACTTAATTGAGGAGAAAACAATTGCGTTAACCAAGCCTCATGCCTTCCCCTTTCCAACTTTTGTTATGATTAGTACAAAGAATCTTGTATCCAATGAAGGCAATGTCCCAAGTGCATGGGTGTTTCAATACTATTTGGATCTACCAGAGAGTTTGACAGGACAAAATGTAAGAATACATTCTATATTTAATCCTGGTGAGAGAACACCAAGTATGTGGGTCTTTGTAGATAAAGCTACAAGGCAGTATAAGTATAAAGATTTCTCAACTGGCAACTATGGTAATAAGATTGATTTGATTAAGGAGCTTTTTAGTATAGACTACTCAAAGGCTGTATTTAAAATGATTAATGATTACAACAAGTTTGCTCTAGAAAAAGGTAAGTATAACGTAGAGGTTAAAGATCATCCTAGATATAAGGTTGATAACTGCAATGAACGGCCATGGAATAGACTAGACCAACAGTATTGGTTACAGTTTAATATTGGCAAGTCAACATTAGAGAAATATAATGTAAGACCTCTTGAATACTATACAATGTCAAAGGATGATCCTGATGGTTTAAAAACTATTAAGATTGAGTATCCCAAACTATATGGTTACTTTGACAAGGATGGTAATGTCTATAAAATATACCAGCCGTCACAAAAAAAATATAAATTCATAAAGGTTAAAGCACATTTGCAGGGCTTTGATCAGTTAGAATATAATCAACCTTACTTAGTTATATGCTCCTCATTGAAGGATGCAATGTGTTTGAAACAGTTTGGTTATAACCTTGAGGTTATTGCTCCTGACTCAGAGAATACACTAATTAAACCATATATAATACATAATTTAAAAGAGAAGTACAGAAAAGTTATAACTTTGTTTGATAATGATGTGGCAGGTGGTAAAGCAATAGATAAATACAGAGAGATGTATTCTATTAATGGCTTTGCACTTGATGAATGTAAAGATTTATCAGATGCTGTACAGGCACACGGGTTTGAAGTAGTCCATAAGATGCTTAAACCAATGCTACTTAAAACTTTAAAATTATGAAATGGTTTATACCAGGCAATGTACCTTCCAGTAAGAACGGAAGAAGATGGACAGGTAAATATTTTATATCTAGTAAAGCTACTATGAAGTATAGAAAGGATACTGCTAAATACTATAAACAGTATGCTGCTTCCTTTGCAAAAGAGTTATCTAAATATGATCTACCTGTAATAGTTTCTTTTAAATTTTTTAGAGGCTCTAGGCATAAGTTTGATTATATAAATCCTGCACAAACAGTTCAAGATGACATGGTAAAACATGGATGGATAGAAGATGATAATATGACATATATCATTCCTCGTTTTGAAGAGTATGTGTATGATAAGGAAAACCCAGGAGTTCAAATTAAAATAATGAAAAATGGAAAAATTAACAATAGAACAAAAACTACTACTAAGAAAACTAAAAGACCACGGACTAAGTGAAGTACAAATTAGTTATTCAGGTGGTGGTGATGATGGTTGCATAGATGATGTGTGTGGATATGCATTAGATAAAGATGGACGTTCTAAATATCAAGGTAACAAGTCTATACCAGAAAACTTTATGAATGTTTTTGAAGATCTATTTTATGATATGATTAGCAAAAATGTAGAGTGGGATTGGGTTAATAATGAAGGTGGTTTTGGTAGTCTTTATATTGATGTTGATACAGGTGCAATAACAATTGAACATTCTCAAAGAGTTGTAGAAGAACATACATACAATGTTCATGATGATGATTTTGTAAATACATTAGATAATGGCTCATCCGTTAGTACACGCTAGATCATCAGCAAAAAAGTTTGGAGGTAAACCAGAAGACTATACACATATACATGAATGGTTTGATGCTACAAAGGCATGGTTAGGGACCAGTATGCATAGAGTTTATAGACATCACTCTGAAGGTATCTTTGAATGTGAAGAGGTATTTGGAAAAAGTTTTACTAATTCAGATGGTAAGACTGTATATACTAGATATGTTGGTGAGCAACATGTAAGAGAGGATTGTAATAACTATATACCATCTGCTAAAGAATGGTTTGATATTATAAGTACAAACAAGATGCCTGTGTGGGCATTAAAAACAATGAAAATAAATGATTGAATTAAATTTAGAATTATATATCAGTAATAAAAAACTTATAAATGGTTCAGATGAAGATATGGAGATTGGCATTGCTAATCTTAAGAATGCAAAAGCATCTGATATAGTTCTTTGTAGTCTAGCAAAATCACTTGGTGCTCATCGTAGACAAATGTTTTTGCATAGATATTGTCGTGATGTAAACATGTTGGATGATGCAGATCAAGATGCACGGTTGGTATACTTACAAAACTTGTGTAAACCTTGGAGTGTAGTATTTGAAGAACTGAAAGGAACTGATGTTTCTGATTTAGATAAAGAGATAGTTCACTATGAACTTTATAATCTTTATATGAAGACTATCTGTGAAGATCATAAGTTTATTAAAAACATAACCTTTGAATTAGAATGGTAAATATTTCAGATCAACTTGCTAGAGCAAGTAAGACCCTTATACTAGATGAGCCCTTTTACGGGCTCTTTTTAGTTGGGTTAAATAAAGTTATACGTAAAGACATACCTACTGCAGGTGTGAGTAAAAATGGTATAGGTGTTCAACTATCTATTAACCCAACATTCTTTTCTGAGTTAGATGATAAGAAAAGGATTGGTTTGTTGAAGCATGAGCTTCTTCATATATCCTTTGGTCACTTGGTAATGAGAGATAGATATGATAATCATAAGCTATTTAATATTGCAGCAGATCTTGAAATCAATCAATACATTGGTAGAGATTATTTACCAGAAGGTGGTATAACTATGGATACTTTTCCTGAGTTAGATTTACCTGAGAAAGCAGGTACTGCAAAGTATTATGAACTCTTACAACAGGCTAAGCAAGATGGGACATCTCCATCATTAGAATCTTTGATGGATCAAATGAATGGTGATAGTCAATATGATCATACTACATGGGATGAGTTTGATGAATTATCTGAAGCAGAAAAGAAACTAGTTCAAAAACAAATTGAGCATCAGTTAAAAGAAACTGCAGAGCAAACTGAGAAAAAGCGTGGTAACATACCAGGTGAACTTGCTGAATTGATTGGCAGACTAAGACATATTGAACCTGCTAAGTTTGATTGGAAAGGTTATCTCAGAAGATTTGTAGGGAACTCTAGTGTATCATATACTAAAAAGCTAAGACGTAAGCATAATAAAAGATATACGGAGAATCCAGGACTTAAGATTAAGTTTAAGAATAATATACTTGTTGGTGTTGACACATCAGGATCAGTATCTAGTTCTGAACTAAAGGAATTTATGAATGAGTTGTGTCATATGCATAAGACTGGTCATAAGATTACAGTTGCACAATGTGATACACGTTTGAATTCAGTAGAAGAGTTCAATCCAAAAAAGGATTGGGAGATCAAAGGTAGAGGTGGTACAGACTTTCAACCTGTAATTGATCACTTTAATGAAAAGAGAGGGACATATACAGCCCTTATATATTTAACTGACGGAGAAGCATACTCTCCAGAGAACTGTCCACAAAATACCTTATGGGTACATAGTTCTCGTTGTAATATTAATGAAGACTTACCAGGTCTAAAAATCCAATTAAATTAAAATAATTATGGCACAAGTA